TCGGCAGCCGAGACTGAAGACAGAGGCCGGTCAGGTGCAGGCGCCTCTTTCTTCTTGAAGATGCTAGAGATTTTTTCTCCCGCACGTTTTAGAAGGCTAGGTCGTGATGCCTTATCAGCAGTAGCAGCATCTTTTTCTCTTTGTTTCGCTGCGGCCTGCTGAGTCTTCTCGATATTTTTGCTTATCGACCTAGATTTTTTGGTACGGCTCTGTATTTCTTTGTCGCTAAGACTGTCACGAGGATCAGCCTCCGACGGCTTCGGATACGGCTTAGCCCCTCGGACCTTTCTTCCTCGACTATCCGTGTCTTGAGCAAACTGCTTTTTCGCAAGGGGGTCTTCCTTACCTGCAATGCTGGCAGCAGCCTGCTTGCCCTTTGCCTTGCGCAGCTTCTTTTCTGCGGCTGCGTAATCCCTTGACTGCGCCTTATCGGATTTTTGCTGAGCAAATTTTTCTTTTTGAGCAGCACGATTTTTTTCGCTAGCCGCCTTCGCCTTTGCCTCCCTCTCGGGAGCTTCCTTCTGGCGCTTCAACTCAGCAGCCTTGGCAGCAAGCCGCTCTTTCGCAGGACGTGTTTCTGGACCAGGGCCAGTATCACTCCAACCCTTCCGCGCCTTCCTGGCCTCCGCGCCAGCCTGACGCGCAGTCATTCTTTTGTCAGTCTGGAACGGATCTTTCCTGGCGATCTCCTTCGAGAGTTCCGATTTTCTTAACGGCGCGGGACGTTCCGCAGCTTGCTTTCCCGTTTCTCTGGGGCTCGCTTGCCCCTTGGCACTCTGGAACGGATCCTTCTTAGAGATATCCTTTAGAAGCTTTGCGCGCTCAGACGACGAAGCATTCGCAGGGCCTGTAATCTTCGGGTCAGACGTTGCAACTTTCCCGCGCCCAGCACCGGCCTTGGACGGGACGGGGCCAGTCCGCACCGCTTTCCTTTTCTCTGCCCGCGATTGAGTCCGACTCCTCGCGGCCTTCCTTTGTTCTGCCCGCTTCTTTCCTTGGGAAACCTCCCACAGGCCATCAGCCCAGACACCAACATCTTCGGTCACGAACGAATCAACGCCCGTCACGTCATTGACGAATACGCCAATAACCTCTTCTGCAAATCCTTCTGGTCCGCACTGAGCCATATCCTCGATGTATTCGAGGCCGTCGGGGCCTACCAGATCGCAGAACTCGTTCATTTCGACGAGCTGGCTAACACCGATGCCCTCGAATAGCGCGCAAACGCTTGCGCTGGTCGAAGACGCCTCGCCGAACATTTGCCCCGCAAGACTCTCTACCAACTGAGCCTCGGTTAAAACCTTCGGCCCTTCGTCACGGAAGGGCATAGCGAAGCTCTCACCAAGCTCCTCAAGCAAGGAGGCACTGGTGAACTGAACACTCTCGTCAAACGTAGGCGTGATGCCGTAGTTGTTTCTGAGAACCATGGCAACGTCAGGTGCTAGCCCTGCCGACAGCCCCATTGACTCCAGATAGCGAACGATGACGCGCTTGGGAATCGTATCCATCTTGCGCAGACCGGACTCCTTTACGAGTTGCTGCGCTACTTGGTCAGGCACATAGGCCTGTCCTGGCGATACGTTCGGCCCGAGATACCAAGCCATTCCACGTCCTGGAAGCATCCATGTCGACATCGTTCTGAATCTCCTATGGGGGAGTCACTCGCCGCTCGGCCCCGAACTGGGAGCGTCTCTTCAGCGTCAAACGAAACTGCGTGAAGGTAGGAGTATCATTGATGTGGCCATCGTGCTTAGCCTTGATCACATCAAAGAACATCCCCTTCCCTAACGACCATGCATCATGATAAGGCGTACGCCACAGCTCGATGATGTCCATCTCAGATGGATAGGGAGCATTTTTCTCATCCAGGGAAGCACGGCTAATCACGACCTGTGCATCCCATTCACGGCCGAAGCCGGTTTCTTCTGCCATCGGACTGTATTCGGGGTACTCAACGAAGCCCATCAAGCGGATAGGACCTTTGATCGTCCGCTCCGTCGGCTCACCGTAGAGAGGGTCGACCTTGCGGCGAGCTTCTAAGCTGCTACGCGGACTGCCTCCAGACTCATTCGCGTAGAAATTGATCTCCGTGCCTGCCAGCTCAATCAGATCTTGATTGATGCAGTCAAAGAGTTCTAGCTCGCAATCGTCGAGTACTTTACCCATGTTTAGATGACCTTAAAGGTCATGCACGTCGTTGCATACGTTTCACACGATTAGAGGCAGCGGCCTTCGCCCTTACCTCTGCCGCCTTTGGCCCTAGCTTTTCCTTGGGCGTTCTCATCTGAGCCACGACATCAGGGTTACCAGGAGCTGTTCTCGTGTAAGGCTTACCCATCGCATTCAACTGCGCCCTTATTTCTATCGCTTGCTTCTCATGCTTCCTGGACTTGTCTATATCGCCATCCTTTCTGTGCCGATCGGAAAGCGACGTATGAGCCCTTTCAAGTCTCTGACCTTTTTCGACATGAGCTAACCGAGCCCGCTCTGCAGCATGGGGGCCGCCGGTATTCTTAGGTGATATATTACGGGCAGTAGCATGCCAGTCATCCGATGCCTGTGACGTCGCGCTACTAACCCTACCAAGAGCAGAAGGCATAACATTGCCAGTCTGCTCAGCAAGCTCATAAGGACTGAGCGTTGACAGATAAGATTTCCATTCGTACACAAGATCGCCGAACATCATTTTACCCTCGCAGCCTTAACAGCCTTCTCGAATCCAGCAACCTTCTCGCCGTGATCTTTCTTCTTCGACTTACCGCCACTGATACCAGCACCTTTCCGAGTCATCTGCTCAGTCCCCTTTTTCATCCGCCCACTTTTCTGCAACGTTGCACGACAAATCGCATAAGCACGACTCAGCCGCTCCTTAGCCGAACCGTCCTTATTTTTCTGCATAACATCGTAGATACAGCGCTTCTCAAGCTCCGAAGTTTCTTCGTAAAGATGGACAAGAGCTGTGGCGGGGATGTATTCAGGAATGAATTTTCGTTTCATAGCTATACCTACATAGCAAAGAACGGCATCGGCTTGGCGCTCTCATAGATCTCATCTTCGAGACGCTCTCGTTCTTTCTCTGATTGCTCCAACAGCTTGTCACCGTTGAGCTGAACGGGTCCCTGGGCAGTCGGCCAAGTACTGTATTTTGTGTAAATCATGCCAAGGTCATGCTTTGCCCATGCGAGTGCATAGCGCTTAACCAAGTCATGATCGCGCTCAGGAAGCTGCTGTATGTTGTTGCAGGTGGACTTGTACTCGACGAATGCTTTACCGCCCCCCTTCGGATCGGGTAAAAGCAAAAGCGTTTTCTTGTGAGGAAAATAAATGAAATTGCGCTCTGCGTTGAGCAGGCGCTTGGCCATTTCGACATACTGAAGCGACTGCGTAAACGAGCTGTAGAGACCTACAGAACTAGGCGCAGCAAACGCGTTGTATGGAATCTTCTCATCCGCGATGATATGCGGCGCGAAAATGAGCGATATGTCGAGCGGGCTTACCTGAAACGACACGTCGACAATGGCATCGCAATCGTCAGGCATGACATACTCGACCTGACCCGCAAACAAGTCGAGGGTCAGGTCTCGATCTACGCCCTTTTTAGCTGCGAACCAGCGTTTTGCTTCGTCGACAGCGTCGTCTAGATGAAGCTCATCCAGACACACCTTCGCCACCGGGCTCCCCAGCCTCCGGAGGATCCACTGCTTCAGCTCCGCTTCGCTCAGTAGCGTCTCGCATGCCATCGTCGCTCACCTCCTCGACTGCTTCAGCTTTAGGCTTCTTGGCCTTCGCCTTTTTCTTTGGCGCCGAAGCGTCTTCCTCGTCCCCTGGCTTCGGGGCCGGTTTATGCTCGACAGGCGCCGCCTCAACTTTAGCAGGCTCCTCGACAGGCTTCTCCACTGATTTAGGAGCATCCTCTACTGGCACGACATATCCGAGAACTGCAAGAGGTTCCCATTCTTCGCCCGAAACGACCTCGCCCTCCTGCAACATCTTAGACGAATCATTCGGGTACGGTACGGGTCCGCAGTTGTCCGCTTTACGATAATTCTTGGCCATTTCGATCCTCCTCAAGAAACGCTAGCAAATCTTCTTCGATCTCTTTGAGTCGTTTATTGGTAGCTTGTTTTACGTTTTTGACTTCCTCGATGAGATCGCTCATCTTTTCAGCAATAGAAACAATCTCATCCATGGCGAACCGATTCCTGTTGAGCGGTTCTTCTAGAACGATCCCTGATCGCTTCTGTGGTGGATGATGTTCAGGCTCTTCATCATCCACCGCAGAAACAAAATGTTTCATTGCTACGCTTCCACATCGGGCCAATGACTAAATCCGACGATCTGCATCACGGTAGCACATCCGATGTGTTGGCTCTACAGCGTGAAATATTTTGGTCTCTGTTACCCGTGAAAGAATGAACAGTAACCGCAAAAAAGGGGTGGACCCAGAAAGGTCCACCCCTACATCGATCTGTCAGCCTTTATAGGCTGGCCTATCAGATCTTACAGGCCAGTGAACGTAACCCGCCCGTAGTACTCGGAACGGAGAACCTTCTTGCCGTATCGCGTCCTCAGACCCTTGCGGAACGAGAAGTCCGCCGGATCGAGGAACGTGGGGGTCACCTGCAACGGAATGTAGGGAGCCCACACGTAGCCGGCATCCAGGAAGCTCGCGCCCTTGAGGCCGACAAGCATCTTGTCGGAATCGAAGAACGGATCCTCATAGACCACCCACTTGTTCATCAGGGTGCCGACCTTGTAGATACCGAACTGACCATGCTGCGTCAGGGGACGCGGCATATCAGCAGGACCGTAGGGGCTGGCTCCGCCCGACACCCACAGCGGACGGAAGTCGCCGTGCGTCGTCAGCTGCGCGATGCGAGCCGACACCTCCGGCGACGTCACGAGGAAGTTCGCCGGGGCACGGAGGGTGTCCTTGTGGATAAAGTTCGAGATCTTGCTGATCGTCGTGATCATCGACCGTAGATGATCGATTTCACTGATACCAGCAGGAGGCGAGAACGAGAACGTATCCGTGCGGCCCGTTGCCGAGGTCACGAACAGGTCGTTGATGATCTCGCGGTCGATCTCAAGCGCGATTTCCTGGGCGATACCCGAAACCAGCTCGGTCTCGGCGTCCAGACCGTGGAAGGCCCGAAGGTCTTCCGCCGCCTCGGACGACCACAGAGCCTTCAACCGACGCGGAATCGCTTCGATCGGCTGGCGCGTGATGTCCAGGTTGACCTGCGGGATCTTCGTGTTCAGCTCACCATCATAGTAGTACCGAGCTACGATGGAGTTACCGGAGGCCGGAGCCGCCGTAAACTTGAGCGCAGTCACCGCACCCGAACCGTAGTTGACAGCGCCAGCTCCGTTGCCAGCAAGAGCGCCAGCGCCATCATCAGTCAGCGTCTGGTCAACCGTTCCGTCCGGCTGAACGTCGAGAATCTGGACCGAGAAGCCCAAAGCTGCGTTCAGAGGGCGAACAGGCGTCCACGAAAGCACCGCATTCAGCGCCGCACCGCCGCCGCCGAAGTTAGCGGCATCGCCCGTCCCAAGAGGCTCGTCACGGACATACTCGGACGAGTAGTCACGATCGAAGTCGCGCGGGAAGATGGCACCAGCCTGAGTTGCGCCCTTGCTCGACCCATACTTGTAGTCGAAGAAGAACACCGCGCCAACAGGAGCCGTCATCGGCTGAACCGACACGATCTCATTGGCAATCAGGTTCGGGAAGACCCGGCGCAGCACCGGGAAAATGAACTTGGTGAAAGAACCGACGTTGATGGTTTTGGTCTCTTCTTCAAGACCCTGGAGCCACTGCGACTCATTCTCCATCAACATGGCGGTGACGCCGCGGGTATAGGGATTCTCGATCCCCTCCAGCAGCTCCCCCCATTTACCAACAAGCGCCTGGATAAAGCCCTTGTCGGCAATGGACCTACGGTTCTCGGTCAGCATGAGCTGTCTCGCTTCCATCGATCTTTCCTCCGCGTCCTTTAGTTACTTTGAGTGCCGTTGTCGGGCATCCCTGCAAGGGCACGGATGTCGCCGAGGTCAGCTCCGAGCCCGTTATAATCAGCACTTCTGCGACCGTTCGCAGAAGATCCGTTACCAACCTCTTTCTCCTCCAAGAACTCGCGCGTCTGGCTGTTCAAGATCCCACGTACGCGGGAACGAGCAGCTTCAACGTCGTCCGTCATCGACGGGCGAGTCCAGGTCTCAGAAAGAAGCCGGTCAACATCCTCTTTGCTCCCAAACTGACGGCTCTCAGTGAGAGCACGCACCTTGTTCGCATCGGGATGGTTCGCAAGGCGCTGCTCCAGATACACCTGGGCAGCAAGATGTTTGGCCGCTTCGAGCGCCTTTTCAGTCGCTACCCGCTGACGTCCAACCTCCTCACGAAGCTTCTGGACCTCGGCATCACGCTTGGTCTCTTCCTCGTGCTTTGTCTGAACGTCCTCGACGATCGAAGCCAGCGTCTGGTCCATCTCCTTGATGGAACCAAAACGACGGACATCGCCCATCAGTTCACGAACAAACGAAGCATCCGGAACATCGTGAAGCTGCTGCTCCAAATGGAAACGATAGCCAGCCTCACGAGCGATCGATGCAAGCTTCTCGTTCTCCGACGAAAGATTCGCAATCTGCAAATCCTTGTCAGCAAGCTTGCTCTCAAGTCTCTCAATCACATGCTCGCGCTCGCTGACCACCGACTCCACATCCTCAGGAATCACATGAGGACGAAGAATCGACTTGACCTGCTCAAGAGCAAGCTTCGCGCCGGCAACCGATGGGTCCCCCATCAGCTCCGAGCGAATAGACTCAGCAATCTCTTCTCTCGTCTTACCCAGAGCTGCTTCGAGCTTCTCTGCAAATTCGGCGCGAAGGTTATCAGTAGCCTCACTTTTGGCCGCCTGAATCTTCTTAGCCCAAATTTCCGCCGCCTTTAATTCCCACTCACGTTCGGCGTCATCCCAGAGACCCTCGGCAAGCTCTGGGTTCTGAGCTTTGAACTCTGCCCAGCGCGTAGTCGCACCCATAGCCACCTCCTGTGGCCTCGGAGCAACTTGCTCCTCAGCCGGTCCAGTGCTCTCAACCGAGACCACCGGGTAAGCTGTCTGCTGAGCAGGCTCAGCGACAAAATCAAATGTCATCAGCTTGTAGTCGTCTTGAACGACGTCCTCGCCCTTCATGTTCGGCTTCGTCGTGCCAAACCCGCGAGACGAAACCCCTACGGAGCCGCCTGCATCGAGAATGGCCTTCAGATTATTGCCCGCATCCGTGCTCAGGATATGAGCTGTGCCGACAACAATGTCGCCTTCCAAGCGCAGATCCGTCACAATGTGCGAAACGCGCTTGAGCTGCGTCCGACCATCCATCGGATGATCCAACTCGCCGTACACCTTGTTTTCGGCAAGCTGTTTATTGAGACGCGTTAACTCACGCTCCCAAAGGTTATGCGTGTAAAGACGCTTGTTTTCCGTAGGGCGATCGGCGCGAGCGAACTCGCCATGAGCAATATATTTGCCGGGGCCCTGCGAACTCTCTTCCAGGCGCGTACACCTGAAAGACATTGTATCTACGAGAAGTTGCTTGTTCCCCGACATTACCCACGACTCCATCGGAAATTGCCACGGAATTCAGATCTGGCTATCTGCGACTGCCCCGGACATGTGTCTAGCTCAAGTCCCAATTCAGATCTCTTCTTCCTACGTTTCGGGAGAGTTGTTGACTTTCCCGTCACTTCGTTATCCCGTGGCTCAATTCCGAACAGTTCTTTGCGTCCAGACGAATACGCAGTTCGTCGCTTTCTAGGTTCCTCAGTCATCTGACCGAGGGCTAGGTAGGGCGGTTGCCGAACCTCGCACGATGCTCGCGAAGCTGATTGAGGCGAGCACTCACGCTCTCCCCCTTCATCTTCATCTTCTCATCGTCGTCATCGTCGTCGTCGTCGTCGTCGTCATCATCGTCATCGTCGTCATCTTCATCATCTTTGGCTTCCATGACCATTTCGGCCAAGGTGCCATCGTACAGCTCGACGGCGTCCATAAGATGAAGCGTCATGGAGCGGAACGCTTCCTGCGCATCCTCCAGGGTGACGTCCTCTTCCTCGTCCTCGTAGTGGAACTGGCCATTCTTGATCGACTTGGCCTTATCCTTCTCGAACGAGACCTTCATCTCGACGATTTCGAGAGCTTCGGCCGCGCTTTCTGCAAGGGCCATCAGATGCTCGTAAAGACCATCGACCTCGTAGCTTTCGGCCAGCGGAACGAGGCGGTCACCAAGTAGGATTGCGTTTTCGCCGATGAGGGCGAATCCACGCTCCAGCTCATCCCACTGCTCATCAATGAGCGAGCCAGTGATGAGGTCTTCGACTTCCTGCACGAGCTGCGACGCGCGCGACATCGAAGACGACTCGTGCTTCTTGCCCGAGGTGCGCTTCATGCCAGCGTGAGTATCGGTCGAGGAAGCACCTTCGGCGCGGTCCGGATCCTGACCCTCGTCAGAGGCTTTGCCAAGAACACGCCTTTTCAGCGTCTTGTAGCCATCATCGATCGAGGCACGAGGATTACCTTCGTAGGCCTCACGGTACTCGCGGTCTTCGCGATAGTTCGGCGCCTTATTGTAAGAGCCGGCGTTCTTGCCCTTCTTGTTGCCGCCCATGCCGCCAGCGTCGAGGGGCTCGTCGTGGTCGTCCCGATCACTCGGGGCAATCTTCGGACGCGGCTGCATGCCCGTGCTGTGGCGAGCCCGCTTTTCGACTTCCTTCTCGGAGTCGTCGACCTCGGGGCCGAGCGTGCTGGGGTCCGGCGACGGAATATCGCGCGGATTCTGAGGAGTATCCACTTCGTGAAGCTCGTTCTCAGAAATGAGCCCAATCTTCTTGAAGTCCTCTTCAATTGTAGAGAGCTGTACGGGATACCTGTGGATCATCGAGATTCTCCTGTTCGTCTCGGATGGGGTAATTCCGATCTGGTTCTAAGACACCCCAGGGGCTCTATCCGGCCTCGCCGGGGACAGACGTCGTTACCATTCGCTCCACAAAGGCCCCCGCGACTTCGTAGTCAACCAACGACTCTGCAATCGAATCGTAAATGTGCCCAAGGCACATGACGCACTGCTCATGCTGCATAGCCTCGGCAACCAACTGCCGAAGCTCCTGCATATCCTCCATCAGGTCTTCTGCAAAGAAGCAGAAGTGCCCAACGACCTCGTCATCCTCCGTCAAGTCATCTAAATCAACTGACTCTCGAAACGGAAAATACGAGGACTCAACAGCATGATGCACGGCCTCCAGGCGGTGCGCGAGAACGGACAGATCGGAATCCACCGACTCCCTGAAATCCTCAAACCTTTCCTCAGGGATCTCGTCGCCCTCATACAAAGGCGCATACCGCGCCTCAAGCTGCGACTCGCGAATTGACTCAATCCTGTCAAGAACATGACGGGTGATGTCATTGCGCTGCTCGTTATAAACAGCACGCCAAGGACGCTCACCCGCAAGCGCGGCCATCACCTCGGCAACGTAATCGCGCTCTGAGGACTCCATGCTCTCATAAAGAGAGGTCAGGCTCACCAGCTTGCTTGCAGCAACATCTACATCCTCAGAAAGGATCGAATCAACAATGCTGAAGGTGTAATCACGAAGGTTTTTCGGATCCGTGATGCTTTCCATCACCGGAACATCCAGCTGTTCCGCTTCGCCAAATTCAAACCCGTCCTTCCCGACGGAGTATGGAACCTGGAAGTATCGACCGCCTGACGTTCCAACCACGACACGGTCGTCGAACGTCGCAAGTCGTCCTGCGGTTTCCCCTTCGTCCAGATCGAACTTGTGGGTCTCGTTGAGGACCGCTTCGTCGAGGTACGCCGTGAACTGCTCCATCGAGCCTTCCACGAGCTTCTGCACCGCCTCGACGGGTACGACGGCTTCGTTGATGATGTGTTTTTGTGCTGCCACGAGATGATCGGCCTTTGTTTGCGCGATACTAGGGATAGATACGATCATGTGTCAACTTGGTTAGATCGAATTAACCCCGTGAAGGCATAGACAGCTTCAACTCACCCACGAGTTCGCGTAACTCGCCGAGTCTCCTGCCTAATCCGGTGTTGCTTTCCATAATCTGCTCTAAGCTGTCTTCCATTCTCTTCTCATGATCACGATTGCCAGATAGCAATTCTTGCTCTGTGATTGGCCGATAATTCGAGGATTGTCTTATTAAAGGCCACATGCGGGACAGGCTTGCCGAGTCACGCATGTATTTGCGCAGGTCGTCGGACATCTCGCCGCTCTCGGCCTTCGCTGGCTGTCCACCTTGCATCTGGGCAGCCTGAGCTTGCTGCTGGAGTTGGATTTGGCCTTGGACAGCCGCCTGCTGCATCTGCTGTTTGCCTTGGACGTCGAGCTGGAGGCCCATGGATTTGGCCTGGACCTCGGCATCGGCGAGCTGCTCTTGGTGGCGCTCCTTGATGATGTACTCGACTTCGGAGTCGGAGAGCCCGAATATTTTCGATAAGATCCAATGCATGGACACGAACTGATTCATCCGACCCGCAAAATCTGCCTTCGCGTTCCGCACCTCAAGCTGGGCCAGCTCGAAGATGGAAGACGGAATCGTCATGTAGATCTCGTAGTCCACCCGCGCCGGGTCGATGCCCAGCGACGCCAGATGAACACGAGCGATCTTTTTCAGCCCGTTCCTGATTTCCCGTTGTAAACGAAGGACAGTGCGGGCAAACCTCACATCCTCCTGCGATAGCGTACCCTTAGCCCGTGGTGCCTCGCCGCCGAGATACACCTTCGGAATTTTGATCGCCGCAAACAGCTTCGACCGGAAGTACTCGATGTCCTCCATGTGCTGCCACGCAGGACTTCCAACGACATCGATCTTCGTTTGCTGAACACCTTTGCGCACCGGAACGAAGAAATCTTCGTCCTGGGAGTTTCGCACACTTACGCCGCTTTGAGGTATCGGATTACCATATGAATCCTTCAGAAGCAGCGCAAAGTTGTGCCACTTCTCGACGGTCATGCAGTACATGTCGACCGGCTCGACTTCCTCGACCGAGACGACCTTGTGATTGTTGGGGCCGTCCTCGTCGAGGCACGAGCGCTTAAAGTCAGCGAAGCTCTCATAGCCAAGCTGGCGATACAGCTTGAGCAACATGTGACGATGCACCGCCTTGACGGACCGACGATTGGCAGAATCGAGCCCCATCAGCAGCGACGTGCCGCCATTGATAGCCCGCACAACGCCCTCGGCGCGAATCTTCGGGTTCTCACGAATCAGCGCACGGAGACCCGCGATGAATTCCTCAGGAAATGTGAGGTGCATGCGCTCACGGGTTTTTGCCGCGCGCTCCTCGTCCTGCCAGAACTCAGTCTTGCCCTTGCTGCGAATCTCGTTGTCGCGAGCATGTTGCTCACTCGCATTGTAGGCGCGAATGTGTTGAGCCGTATCGTAGAGTCGGTTCAGCTCTGTCGTGCGCCTCCGCTTCTCGGGGCTCTTATTGTACGCAATCAGGTCAAGAGTTCGATCAGGAGCATGTTCCTTCGCATGCTCAACAGGATCCATCACATCGAGGTTGCATGGTTCATTGTTGAGACGGTTATGATCTCTATGATGGACATGCTTGCCATCGATGTCCCAGCCAAGCCCTTCCGCAACAACACGATGAGTGCTCTTATAAGCCTTCGTTTCAGGGCAATACCAACTCTCGTAATTTGAACTAGCGAACCTGCGCCGGTACAACGGCATCACAGAATCGCCAGGCTTCAAATCCTCGGCGTTCACATACCGGCAGTCGCGCATCATCACAGGATGGTCGGGCGCCATCACCGCATGGCCACCGTCGTCGAACGTGATCTTCAGCGCCCGCCCGTTATCCCTCGTCTTGCCTACCCAAGAGACTTCGCCTGGAACTGGCTTGCCAGTCTCTCGGTCGATCGAATAGACCCAATGTTTCTTGCCCTCGACGTGCTCCTTCGCCATCTCCTCGATGGTGATGTTCCTCCCATCGAGCAATGGGATATACTCCCCTTTTCCGACCGGTAAAGGGTTGAATTTAAGATCGAGCTTGCCCGTCTGGCTATTGTAGAATTTTGTCTTTTTGTACTGTTGTCTGATTTTATGAAGATACGCTAATGCTTCTTTAGGAGGAAGGTCTCCGACATCGATATAGAAGGCGTAGCGCTGTGGGGCACGCTGGAGGCGGTAGACCATAGCTGCATCTTCCAGCAACATCAGGCGCTTCCAAATCCAGCGAGCTGGTTCGAAGACGGCCGAGCCGTACATAGCGCGGCGTTGTTTGGAGCGCAGGCGCATATGGACGACTTCCCAGTCCTCCATGGCTGCGTATTTGTTTTGGCTAGGGGTAGCGGCGGAGGCCATCCGCTGGGTCAATAATTGCTTAAATTCGTCGGGCGAAAATCCGAAGCGACCTTTGAAGTCTTGGACAAAGCCAAAGAGTTCGCCACGGCGGCCTTCGATACGGCGGATGGTAGGGGGAGGGAGGTGGTTAAGGCCAACGACTCCGTCCTGGGTAACGAGCATTTCCTCGTAGTCTTGTCCGTACTTAGCTAAGGTTCTAGCGATGGACCAGATTTCTTCATCGATGCGGAGTCTGCGCCAGAAGAGGTCTTCTAAGATCGTCTGAACGGTCTTGTCGGGGGAGTCGACCCAGACAGCTTTTCCTTGCAAACTCTCTACTTGCGTCGCGTCATCCGCGTAAACATCTAAGGCAGTTGCGAGGATGGGGTCGTCATCCATTTCCTCATAGTCCACGTATCTCGACATGAGATCGTGTTCAAGCTTGAGGTAGTCACTAAGGACATCATATCCATAGGCTTGGAGGAGATCGAAGCCTGTTTGAGGATAGCTAGAGGCGGTCGAGCCTTTGGCGAGGCTGATGACAATCTGTTCTTTGTCCCAGCGGAGAAGGTTGCGAACACGGCCTGAGACATTTCCAAAGAATCCCAAAATCCTAATCCTTTCGAGGATCTACAGCTCGTCTTCGCCGAGGCTGTTCATTGCGACACGCATCATCCAACAGAAGCCGCTAGCGATTGCGCCGGCTGCGGCGACATCGACCCAATGCGGGGCACCGGTTCCTGGAGACAAGCCGAGCAGGGCCCAGCCTACGCCAACGGGAACGGAGAAGCACATGGGGCATTGGATCCAATATCCAAGGCCGGGCACAGGCTTCAGGGTGTCGCGCACTGGTTGAAAAATCTTACCGGCGACCACGATGTTAGTAACGCCGTACGAAGCAAGTAGAAAGCAGATAAGTCTGATCATTGATTGGCCGTGACAGAAGCGCCGAAGGCCCCGAGGGGCCTCCGGCTATCGTATGCAGCCGCCTTTGCAGCGACGAACGGATCGCAGAAATCTTTTACGCCTCATGGCTCCTCCTTTCTCAATTTTTTACATCAAGAATCTCAGCATTTTCCGTATCTGCTTCGATAGCCTGGACTCTGACAGCCTCTATCGGTATAGGCTCATGCTCACCCAGGTCACCTGGGGCGGGACCTGACTGGCCTCGCGCATCGACCCATTTTCCTTCGGTGTCGGATGTGAATTTCTTGGCAGAGTTAATGATCAGATCATCAAAGAATGAACGACGAACGACAAGGCTTGGTGCATCTACCTCAAAAGAAACAAGGTCGTCGGAGACAGGCGAACGATCTTCCACCGTCCTGTTGTCATCCTCGACGACCTTGTCGTTTCCTGGTCTCTCCCGACTCATCTGAGAGACCATAACACACCTATCAGATCTGCCTACACAAGCATTGTAGCTATCTTAGCTACCAGGCTTCAATGTGGAACGTACCGGTGCCACGGACAGCGATACCTCCCTCGTAGCGATCCCAATAGGTTCCTTCTTCACCTGACGGAATATACCCGTGAACATTGGTGCCATCGAAAGAAATTTCGATGTTGCCACCGACAGCGCGGACACGGATGGAGCCTGACCATCCCTGCTCATTCGCATTATTGGGCTGCGCAAACGCGAACTC